AGACAATTGAGAAGATGTACAACGCGAGACTGATTAGAGACGAGTACAACAATGCTCCAATGTGGCGTGTTAGTAAGCAGCTTGGAATGGCTGGGGACGAGATTAGATTGCGGCCTGGTCAAGTGGTCGAAGCTGAGGCGGGGGAAATTGAGCAGATTAATAAAGGAGTCACGGTTGATGTCTCAAGTGAGCGACTGGAGCAACAGGCAAAGGCTTATGCTGAGGAATACCTATCAATCGCTGATTTCACTAATCGTTCGGCGGTCAATGCGGGTGGTGTACGGACTGCGACTGAGATTCAAGCGGTTCAGCAGAACACTGGGAGGCAGTTAGGGATTGATGTTTCGCTGTTCCTGGAGTCTCTATCCGAAGTCGCCAATCAAATGTACCTCATCCTCAAACAATCGGTCGATGTCCCAAAAGTAATTGGAGGTGTCTTACTAACGCCTGAGGATTTTCTTGTGAAGTGTTCCGTCTCGTGGGTCGGCTCTCTTGAGTCCACCGATGCTGAGCTTCAACAGTCCAAAGCACTCCAGCGCATTCAAGTATTGCAACAGGTGGGTATGCCCTCTGGCGTGGTAAGTCCAACCAATATCTACTTCGCACTTAGAGACTGGTTGACGAAGGACTCTGATGTTGAGAATCCCGATAACTTTGTCACCTCACCTGAGGATGTACTAATGGGCGAGATTGAGGAGCAACAGTCGGAGCTAGTGAGAATGATGAACGGATTCGATGTACAGGTGCATCCAGACGACAACGATGGAGTGCATATCCAAGTGATTGAACAGTATCTCCAGTCACCGCAAGGTCAGCAAAGAATGCAACAAGATCCAGAGTTCGCGCAAAGGGTAGAAGCCCATGCGAGTCTACATATTCAATCGGAGGCAATGAAGAATGGTGTCAAAACGGGGCAAGGTCAAAAAGGCCAAGACCGCAGAAGCCAAGTCGCACGCCAAAGCGCCGCTGCCTGAGCGCACGGAAGCACTTATTCGTAAAAACGGGTTGATGGTTGAAGAGATGCTTAACTCGGAAGTTTGGAAAACTATTGGGGAAGTCCTGATAGACGAGGGTATCGCGTCAGTAGCGGGTAGGAAGACAAATGGCCGATGGCATCACGGAAGCTTCACGAGAGCAAATAACGAGCCTCTTCCATATCTCCAGGGTTATCAACGCGCCTTAATGGACTTCTCCAATCGCTTAATCGATTTCGTGAAAGCCAAGGATGACTTGGATAAGAAAAAGAAAGAATCGGAGTTAGAGAGGCATCAACCATTTATTAACCCATTCTTAGAGGAAGACGATGACTACTCCGAAAAATAAGATCAAGATTCCTGATTCGTTGAAACAGGCAATTATTAAATCAGCAGAGGTAATGACGCAAGGTCGGCAACGCAACATGATGGACGAAGCGGTGAAGATGGGTTCCCACGGAGCTGCGATGTTCCATCCAAACCCGGAGAATGTCAATGGGCAGAAGTGATTTCGAGTGGGTGCGGGAAAGATTGAAGCGTGAGAAGAAGGAGCCTAATCGTTATTCAGATAATCGTCGGAATTATCTTCTGAGTGAAGCTCACAAGTCCGACGGTCCTGGTGCGGTTAAGGAATTAAAGAAAGAGTTCAAACTTGGTTCCTAAAAAACTGATTGAAGAAATTGAGCGTTGGATAGGCGAGAAGAAATTCGGTCACTTACAGATTAATTTCTCTGAGGGCCGGATAGTGAATGTGAATCGAGTCGAGTCCATCCGCTTAACGATGATTGGTACTTCCATAGGGGAAGCCACTATTACTAAGGTCGAGGAAGTTTAATTTTGAGTTTCTGGGTATCTAACAACCCTGGGAGGAATACATGACAGATAAGGTTATCAGCGAGACACCAGAGGTCAAACCGGCTCCAATTGATGTAATTGATCCAAAGTCTCCTGGAGAAGTAAATGAAGAGTCTACAGCGAGTCGCCGTGAAAGTATCGAGACTGAGGTCATAACGGAGAACAATACGTTCCCGGATGTCGTGACTGAGGAAGAACCTAAGCCTGAGGTTAAGGAGGAGGTAAAGGAACCTGAAGTTAAGGAGCCTGAGAAATCCTTCGAGGACAAGGTAAAGGAGAAAGTTCAGAAACGCATCGATAAGGAAGTAGCCAAACGTAAGACTCTCGAAGAGGAATTAGCCGAAACTCGCGCCGAGCTTGAGAAGCTTAAAACGCATATCAAGCCTGAGGCCAAGACGGAGGCTGATTCCAAGCGAGAGCCGACAGATGCTGAGGTAAGAGCCGCGCTTAAAAAAGCCATCGAGGACGGTGATGTAGAGTTTCAAGTCCAGATTACCGAATACATGGCTGATCGTAAGGCGAAAGCTGAACGAGCCGCTGCACTGAAAGAAGTTGAGGAGTCCCAGAAGAAACAAACTGAGGAAGCCCAGCGCCTACAGGCTGATTGGAACAGTTTGGTTATGGATTATATCGTCTATGACGACAAGGGAAATATTGATAACTCCCATGAACTCAATCTCAATAACCAAAACGGTCAACTCTATAAGACCGCACTCGCTTTGTTTAACGACAAAGAATTGCGCGCGACTCACTACAACGACGCCAATAAGGTGCAAGCCTTTAGGCGAGCGGTAGGGGACGCTTATAGAGAGATTCACCAACATGGACTCTTGAAGAGTGCTCCAAAGAAAGTTGAACCAATAAGCTCTGGGGAGGATGAAGAATCTTCCAAAACGAAGATGCGAAAGGTTGCATCTCTTGCTGAGCCTGGTTCAGATTTTGCCGAGGATACCACTCCCGTTAAAACCCTATCTGACACCGAAAAGGTGATTGACGAGATTAAGTCTCGGCGCAAGTTCATTGAAGGACGCGCCAGAGCATAGTTAGTTAGTTCTAAATCTGGAGTATTAAATGGGTCAGCAACTCTGGTCAGTTAATAGTTTGGGAGGTTTCCTCTCGAATAACCAACTGTCCAAGCAGGTGCGTCATCGTTCGCAGACCATGCAGAAATTCCGTCAGTTCGTTTCGCCGGAACCTGCCGCTGGTTCGAACCGTGGAGAGAAGGTCTTTTTCAATAAGATCAGCAATATCTCTACCGCAGGTGGCACGCTTCTTGAGACGGACACGATTCCTAAACGGAATTTCACAATCACGCAAGGCACTTTGACGATCACGGAATACGGTAACTCCGTTCCGTTCACGCTCAAAGCTCGCACCTTGAGTGATGTGCAGCTCCCGGACATCGTGAACACTGTGCTTCGTAACGACATGGCGAAGGTCCTCGACTCGGCTGCCGCAACGCAGTTCAAGACGAACGACTACGTTGCCACTATTACGAACACGGCAACCACAACGTTTGGATCGGCTGGTGCGGCGCTTGCTACTGCGGGTGCCAACATGTCCGATAAGAACGTTCGCGACATTGTGGACCGGATGAAAACTCTCAACATCCCGACTTATGATGGTGAGAACTACATCTGTATCGCTTCTACGAACTCGATCCGAGGTCTTTACGACTTCTTCGAGGCCAAAGCGGTTCAAACCACGATGGCTCCTCTTTACCAAGGTGAAGTGGGTCAGTATTACAAGACCCGTTTCGTTGAAGAGACGAACTTCCTCTCCAATGCTGATGGAAGCAACGGTCTCTACGGCGAAGCAGTGTTCTTTGGTGAAGATGCGGTCCGTGAAGGTATCGCGATTCCTGAAGAAATCCGTATTTCGATCCCGACAGATTATGGTCGCGATCAAGGTGCGGCATGGTACGCCCTCTTAGGGTTCCAGCAGGTCTGGGACTTCAGTGCGGATGGCGAAACAAGAATCATTGTTGTCGATTCACTATAAGGGAGGAGGAATAAATCATGCCTAGTTCAAAAGGCGGTCGCTCTTATTCTGATCCCTCTTATGGGTCAATTAGAGTAAAGACGTTTGGTCCGTATACAGCAGGTACTCGTGCAACGGCTATTGTTGACAACTGGAAGCCCATGAACCCGATCACGGTTCTGGACTGGAATTTGTCCAATAGCACTCTCGGAACTGGCGGTTCTTCTCAGTGGGTTTTGGCGGCTACTTCTAGCGTCGGAACGGCTGCGTTAGGAACTGCGATTTTCGTGGGTACTCACGCTGCTGGTGCGGTGGTTGACGGCTCGCTCACAGAAACGAACGTTCCTGCGGATGGAGCAATTCATCTGTATTCGGTT